GTTGTAAAGTTATTTCATAACAATGGATCATCAGACGTAGAAATTAATAATATAACCGTGGCTCACGGAGCGACTCAGCAACTCAATGGTCCTTATGTTTATGCTGCTGGAGACGCTTTAAAACTTCAAGCCGATGCAACAACTCTTAGTTCAGATGTTTCTATATTGGAGATTAAGCAACAACTATAATGAGATTAATACAAGATGGGATGTTGAATAAAGAAGCCTGTGACGCATTAATTAATCTCTATCAAAACAACAGGCCACTAACTAAATTGTGGCACAGCACAAATACACTAAATTTAGCGCAAGTAGAAAATCAATACGATCAATTAGCAAAAAAAATAATATTTGGTATGACAACTTTTTTAAGCACAAAAGGAGCTGTAGTTTATCCTGAACTTTGTCAGGTAGTTCACAGATCTGAAGGTACTTCACACGGTTTACACGTAGATGATGCAAGAACTTCAACTGTAATGACCTCTATAACATACCTTAATGAGGACTATAAAGGTGGAGAAACATTTTTTGAAGACGATTTTGCAGTCCCACCTAAGTTAGGTAGATCCTTGTTCTTTGATGGAAGAGCTTTTAGGCACGGTGTAAATGAAATCAAAGGCAACAGATTCACATTAGCCATATGGTACGCATCAAACGTGAACGATTTTTATGGAATTAGTTAAACCTCCGCTCCCTAAAGAAATAGAAAGAAGAATTGCGGAGAAACAGATTCTTAGTTATGAGTTTGTTACCTATCTACAAGATCTTATGAAGAGCATTATTAAGAATGAGGATATTGTTAGATATCAATTTTCTAAACTTGCAAAATACAGAGTTTTAAAAATAAAAGAAACAGACATATTAGAAAAAGTAGCAGATAGATATAGATGGCCTAGAGAGTATGAGAAAAAACAACCTTCAATTGAAGTCGTAACATTGAGTGGCAAAGTAGTAGAAAGTGATTTTAAAGAAGACAACTTTGCTGATGCTTTTGAAAATACTTGCAGATATCTCGCAGGAGAAGAATTGATATTGCATCGATGTCAAACTTTAACAAAAAATTTAACATATGCTTGTAATCTTTTTTCATCAATACTAGGTAGAAATTTAAATTTTAGCGGACATATGAGATTGGGCAGTAAACCAATAAAATCAATAAGTTTTTCTTATGATTACCATATTATAATAAAAAATGCTTATGGGCTTTTAAAATGTAGTTTAAATGGTAAGATAAAAATACTCAAAAAAGAAGGAGCTATTTTTGTTCGCAAAGGTACAAAAATTAAAATACAAGAAATTAAAGAACCAACGTTTTACATAATTTATCATTTATGAATATTTTTAGAGCACAAATAAAAAAAGACATTATAGATCTTTCTTTGAGCACAATACAAGATATGAAAAAGTCTATGAACGAAGTAAGTTGGAACTGCGATATACGAACATCATTCAACCTTACCGACAACATATTAAATATTAAAGAATTATGGCCATTAAAATTTTCTATTCTTGAAAGCATACATGCGTACATGTTGAATAATAATAAGTTTTTTGAAGGATATATAAAAAAGTCTTGGGTCAATATATATGAAAAAGGTTTTTATCAAGAGTTTCATAATCATAAAGATGAAGTTGTAAAATATATTTGTGGTGTGGTTTATTTTACACCTATGTCAAGTTCAATAGAGTTTGGTATTGAAGAGAGGATTGAGCACAAACCTGAAGTTGGTGACATTTTAATTTTTAATGACGATCAATTACATAGAGTTTTACCTCACAAAGATAGTGATTTAAGAATAAGTTTAGCTTTTAATTATCAAAAAATAGACACATGGAAAGGACTTAAATGAAGATTTGTATACTAGGGGGAGGTACAGCAGGTTTTATGACTGCAGCGACATTAGTTAAATTATTTCCACAACATGAGATAAAACTTATAGAGTCTCCTCAAGAAAAAACTGTTGGTGTCGGTGAGAGTACAATATTAGGTTTTAGGTCATGGCTTAAACTTTTAGATATCAAAGATGAAGACTTTATGAGAGATTGTAATGCTATTTACAAACTAAGCATAAAGTTCACTGATTTTTATAAAAAAGGTGAGAGCTTTCATTATCCATTCGGAGAAACTAAATATCCTTTAGATGATTGGTGGTTATGTAAAACAGCAGACTCTGATTTACCTATTGATACCTATGCTTCTTATAATTATGAGGCCATGACTCAAATAGAGTCAGGACTAATGCACGAGCACGCTGATTTTAAAAAAGAAACTGCTTATCATTTCGATGCAAAGCTTTTTGCCGATTGGCTTAAAAAAAAATATTGCATACCTAAAGGGTTAAAATATATCTCGGAGCATATCAAAGATATTGAACAAGATGATAATGGAATAAAATCACTGAATGGAAAACATGAAGCCGATCTTTATATAGACTGTACAGGTTTTAAATCTATGTTACTTGGAGAAACTCTTAAAGAACCTTTTGAATCTTATGAAGATTTATTGCCAAATAATTCAGCTTGGGCAACTAAAATACCTTACAAAGATAAAGATAAAGAATTAGTGCCGTACACAAATTGCACTGCTCATAATAATGGATGGATATGGAATATACCTTTGTGGAATAGAATTGGTACAGGTTATGTTTATTCAGATAAATTTACTAGTGATGAAGATGCATTGTCAGATTTTAAAAATTATCTAGGAAAAAAAGATTTGGAGTTTAATAAAATAAAAATGAGAGTGGGAATACATAGAAGACTGTTTGTAAAAAATGTATGCGCTGTTGGTTTATCTGCTGGTTTTATCGAACCTTTAGAAAGTAACGGTTTATACACTGTTCATCAGTTTTTAATTACTTTAGTTAGACAGATGCAAAGAGAAAAGATAAGTCAATGGGATAAAGACAACTATACATTTGGTTGTAAAAAAATATTTAAACCATTTGCAGACTTTGTAGCTCTTCATTACGCTTTATCACATAGAACTGACACACCTTATTGGAAAGCAAATTTTAATAAAACTTGGGACGAAAAATTGTATACATTACAGCCTACGTCAGTTTACACCTTATTAAATCACGCATTTTTAAGAGATGAAAATTTTTCTTTTGACACACAAGGAGGAGCACATTGTATAGCGACAGGTATGAATTGGAAACCTAATGATGAAAATATGATAAAATTACAGGACATTACAATGAAAGATATAAAAGAAAGGGCTGAAGAAATAATGAAAGAATTAAAGGAAAGAAAGGAGAAATGGAAAAAAGAATGTAATGAAGAAGGTGTTTCATTTCATGATTTTCATAAACATAATGTTTATTACTAACGAAAATTTTTTACATTTGCATGAATAAATTTGTAGACAATGTTTGGTATCAAGATAATTTCTATGATCGTGATCAATTGATAGAAATAAATAAACAAATTAAAGAAGGTAATTGGCAGTATAAAGGAAGCTCTGGCACGGTTGGTGAAGATAATAAATTTTGGTATCAACCTCTAACCGAAAAACAAACAGATTTTTTTAAAGTAATTACTAATAATAAAATAATAAGGTCTTATGCAAATGGTCAAACTATGACACAACACAGTGGTTTTCATGCGGATGACGGTGATATGACTTATCTTATATATACAGATGAGTGGGACTTGGATGATGGCGGAGGCACTGAGTTTCTTCTTGATAATAATACCACTTGTAGTATTTATCCTAAATTTAATAGAGTCGTAAAGTTCAAAGCTAACATATCACACAGAGCTTTACCTAATATTAAACAAAACTCATTTAGAATGTCAGTAGCATTAAAAACTCATGAGTGAAGTTATTAGTATATTTCCTACAGCTATTAGCGTACATGATATTGATGTTAATTTTTCTGATGAAGATAAAAAATTTATAAATTCATGTTTAAATAATCAATACGAAAACACAGGCAACACTACTTCATATGATACTTATGTCTTAGAAAAGCTACCAATCTTAAAAGAAAAATTAACGAATAAAATTAATTTTCATTTTTATGAAACTTTAAAACATGTCAAAGAAAGTGAAATATATATTACACAATCTTGGTTAAATCTTACAAAGAAGGATCAATTTCATCATACACATAAACATCCAAACTCTATACTAGCAGGTGTTTTTTATCTACAAACTGTTGAAGATGATTGCATATCTTTTGACAATTCTTTAAGAGTGGATCAGGTAAGACCATCAATAGAGTCATTTAATTCTTATAACTCTAGTTTGTATAATTTACCTGTACGTAAAAATATGCTAGTAATATTTCCCTCAAGTTTAATGCATAATGTTCCCACAGTAAAAACTGATCAAGTTAGGATAAGTTTAGCATTTAATACCTTTGTGAAAGGAGTACTAGGTAAAGATGATCAACTTTCAAGAGTCAATTTGTAAACAGGTAGCTGAATTAAAACCTTTTGCCTATAAAAATAAGATTAACGATATTTTTTCATGGCAAGAATTGGCAGCCTTATTAAATACACCTTTAAACACAGATAGGTTTCATGCTACAGGTGTTGAGTGTAAACCAGTAAATATTGCTAATGAATGGCAGTCAGTTCCTAACGTTATTGCTCCAAAAGACATATATAATTATGCAAGAAATAATGTTTGTTTTATTCAAGACTGTAGTAGAATCAATAAAAGAATAAATAAAATTTCTCATGATTTAGAGTGGGCTACGGGTTATTCATGTGATGCACATATCTTTTTTTCTGTTTTAGACAATGAGAAGGATACTGATGGCTTTGGTATGCATAAGGACGTATGTCACAACTTAATCATACAAGTTGAGGGTAAAACTAATTTTACCGTGAAAGATGAGTTTGAAATAGTATTGGAACCAGGAGATTGTGTTTTTGTTCCACTTGGAGTGTATCATCAAGCTAAATCTATAGAAAAAAGACTCTCAGTCAGTTTTCCAATGAATCCTGCTCACAAGACAAAACAAGACAGATTTTGGATTGATTTCTAGTGTTTTCCTCTATAAAACATAAGTATGGCAAAGATTGTAGATGAGCCTAAGGTTTTACGTTATGACGTACTTCCTAATGGCGTGGAAATTCCTGTTTATAGTGCAAAAGTAGAGACTACTGTCACTAATATTAAAACGGGTCAAGAGTATAATACACACGAGGAATGTCAGGCA